AGGTGCGACTACTGCTATGCAGTATTGAACTATCACGGCATCTGCAATGACTGCGACTACGAGGACTATAACGATCTTGACCGATGATTGAATTGCTAAACGGAGAGATGTGGCAGCAAGAGGCTATCCTTGAAAAAATGAAGGATGACAACTTCTACTACGGGCATCTTGGAAAGTATGCCCTCTCATCCTCTGCTTGTAAGCAGATACTCGACTCCCCCAAGCAATACCATTACATCACCAAGTATGGTCAGCAAGAAACGGATTCCTTAAACATCGGAAGGCTTGTCCACCTAATGGCATTAGAGCCTCACCGTATGGAGGAGATAAACGTAGTGGAGGTACAATCAAGAGTCACCAAAGCCTTTAAGGATGCTCCATCTGGTTCTATCACCCGCAAGGAGTACAATGAGGCATCGCGTATAGCGGATGCCCTCTTGCGTAACAGCAGGGCTTTATCTTTCTTCGAGGGTTGTGAGTTTGAAGTACCCGCCATTGGATCAATAGGGGATTTACCATTCCGCGCTAAAGCGGATATGTATGACCCAGACCAGAAATTCATCTGTGACCTAAAGACCACCGCAGACCTTAAGGGCTTCAAGGTGTCGGCACAGAAATACTCCTATGACCTCCAGGCGGCTATCTATTGCAGGTTGTTTGACGTAAGCCCGGAGAGGTTTATTTTCATCGTCATCGACAAGGGTTCTCTGGATGTGGGTATTTATACCATCAAGCCATCGTTTGTAGAACGAGGCGCAAAGAAGCTGCAAGAGGCGATTTCCCTATACAAGCAATTCTTCATAGAAGGAGAGGACTTGGACTCATACACCATAATCGGAGAGCTGGAATGAAAGATCAATTTATGAGGCTTGCTCTTGCCCGTTTACGCAAGGACTATCCATTCTACCCACAGAGAATAGCCATAGCTGCGAATATGTACCGCAGATGGCTTGACCGTAAAATAGCACAATAAGGAGAGGGGAGGGTATTTAGTGTTCAGTTGTTTGGTTTTCACCGCCCTCCCCAAACCTTTAACATCAAAGAGAAATGAAAGTATTGGAATTATTTGCTGGTAGTCGTTCAATAGGCAAAGCCGCTGAAGAACTTGGGATGCAAGTATTCTCATCGGATTTAACTCCATTCGATGGAATTGAATATGCCGTAGATATTCGTGAATTTGACGTAAACAAATTACCATTTGCGCCCGATGTTATTTGGGCATCACCCCCTTGCACTTCGTTTTCGGTGGCAAGTATTGGTAAAAATTGGAATAAGAATGGTAACTCAATAACACCAAAAACAGATGGAGCTATTATTGGTCAAGAGCTTGTTTTACGCACAATTGAGTTAATTGAGCAAATAAAACCGACATATTGGTTTATTGAAAATCCAAGAGGTATGTTGAGGAAAATGCCATTTATGCAATCGCTTCCTATTCGGAATACGGTAACATATTGTCAATATGGCGATCAAAGAATGAAACCAACTGACATTTGGACTAATTGCGAAAAATGGAAACCAATCCCAGCTTGTAAAAATGGTATGCCTTGCCATATATCAGCCCCACGAGGTAGCCGAACGGGAACACAAGGATTAAACGGAAGCTATGAAAGAAGCAAGATTCCGCACGAATTATGTCTTGAAATTTTGAAATCAACACAAAAATGAGCTACGTTGTTATCTATGACAGATTCCTTGATGATGCCACCTGGCTACTTAACGCTCGTAGGACATTTAAAGAAAAAAGAGATGCGCTGATCTTCGCAAGAGATTGCCAGAGTTCAGCCTATACCATTAACGTCAAAATGTATGAGCTATGAGTAAGAAAAACAAAATGTCAACCTATGGATCAAGAACCAGAATGAATCAAAATAGGTCTTCGTTCTTTCAAAACTTCATAGCCCCACAACGTTTTGCAACCCCATTTAGATTGCTTGACCACATAATGCTTGTAGGAAAACACAAGGGAAAGAAACTAAACGATTTAGAAAAATCCTATATCCAATGGATGCACGATAATATGGATATGGGTGGTACACATAGAGCAGTAATCAAAGAAGTATTAAAATCAAAGAAATGACTATTGAAACCTTTAAGTACATAGGTAGCGTTCATCTGCTACCTCACCTATCCATCACCTACGACTCTCACCTCTGTGATGGATGCATCAGCATCGGATGGCTATGGTGGGGTATTAGCTTTGTAAGCAAGAACGAATTGGATTTATGAAGAAGCACACTAAAGTATATTTGCAAGGGATGGGGTATGATACCACCGATTGGATACCTTGCGAGGTGTGCAACAAACAAGCGGTAGACATCCATCATATAGAAGCCAGAGGGATGGGAGGAAGTAACGAGCGAGATACGATTGAAAACCTAATGGCTCTATGTCGGGATTGCCACGTCCGCTACGGAGATATAAAACACCACAAGGAGTGGTTGCAAGAAATCCATCAAAGAAAGTTATTTAAAAGATGAAAGTAGACATCAAAAAGGTTATACCTAACCCCAGCAACCCCCGCATCATCAAGGATGATAAATTCAAGAAGCTGGTAAACTCCATTAAGGAGTTCCCCCAGATGTTAGAACTGCGCCCTATTGTAGTGGATAGCAATATGGTAGTGCTGGGTGGTAATATGCGCCTCAAGGCTTGTCAAGCTGCTGGACTGCAAGAGGTGGATATCCTAATTGCCGACCAACTAACGGAGGAACAGAAAGCCGAGTTTATCATCAAGGACAATGTAGGCTTCGGTGAATGGGATTGGGATCTCCTGGCAAATGAATGGGATGTGGAGGCGTTGACGGAATGGGGATTGGAATTGCCTTTTGACAATACGCCCGTATTGGAAGCAGAGGAGGATGACTACGAAATGCCGAGCGAGATACAAACCAATATCGTACTTGGTGATTTAATAGAGATAGGCCAACACCGACTGCTCTGTGGGGATTCTACCGATAGCGACCAAGTTTCTCGGCTGATGAATGGGGAGAAGGCAGACGTTGCTCACAACGACCCACCATACGGAATGAAGAAGGAGAACGATGGCGTTCTGAATGACAACCTCAACTACGATGACTTGCTTGAGTTTAACAGGCAATGGATTCCGGTTCAGTTTATGAACCTAAAAGAGAACGGCTCTTGGTATTGTTGGGGAATTGATGAGCCTTTGATGGACATATATAGCAACATCTTAAAGCGATACGCAAAAGAAGGAAAGCTATCATTTAGAAACCTTCTAACGTGGGATAAGGGTAGCGGTCAAAGTCAGAACTCCGAAACAACACGAAGCTTCGCAACGGCAGACGAAAAATGCCTGTTTGTTATGCTTGGTGTTCAGGGATTCAATAATAATAAAGACAACTATTTTGAAGGCTTTGAGGCGATTCGTGAATATCTACTGACTCAACGAAACAGGATGGGGTGGTCTTCTTCTGACATTGTTGAAATAACAGGCAAGACATCAGCCACGCACTATTTCAGCAAAAGTCAATGGCATTTCCCCACCCGTGAGCATTACGATGCAATCCGAGCTGCTGCAAAAGGTTCAGCGTTTAATAAAGATTACGATGTGCTTAAAGCTGATTACGATGTGCTTAAAGCTGATTATTATAAAACACGTGCATACTTCAACAACACGCACGATAATATGAACAACGTGTGGCACTTCCCACGTCATAGGAGGGATGGAAGTGAAGGCGGTCACGCAACACCAAAGCCAATCCCACTTTGTGAGCGAGTCATAAAAAGTAGCTGCCCTGATGGTGGCCTTGTGATGGATTCGTTTCTCGGTTCGGGTTCTACAATGGTAGCCGCCCATCAACTTAACCGCAAGTGTTATGGTATGGAACTTGACCCCAAGTACTGCCAAGTGATTGTAGACCGAATGCAGAAACTTGACTCAACGCTTGAAATCAAAATAAACGGTAAGCCGTATGGACAAAACTGAACAACATAAAAAGGCAATGCTTGATGCTCTGGAGAAATCTTTGGGTGTTGTAACTGCCGCTTGTAAGGCGGTAGGCATTGGGCGTACTACGCACTACCTATGGATGCAAGAGGATGCGGAATACAAAAAGGCCGTAGAGGACTTAAACGATGTCGCTATTGACTTTGCAGAAAGCCAACTGCATAAGCAAATTAAAGACGGGAATTCCACCGCCACCATCTTCTACCTAAAGACAAAGGGTAAGAAACGAGGCTATGTAGAACGCCAAGAGATAGAGGCAACGGGAGGTAAGATGTTCCAAATAGAGATTCTTGGCGAAGATTCAAACCAATAAGGTATTCGGACACCTACTACGCTCGGATAAAAAAATCATCGTAGAGCAAGGTGGTACTCGTAGTGGTAAGACCTACAATATCTTGCTATGGATCATTTTTAAGTATACCGAGCAAGAGACGAACAAAACAATAACCATCTGCCGTAAGTCCTTCCCTTCCCTCCGAGCATCTGTAATGAGGGATTTCTTTGATATACTACGAACCCACGACCTTTACATAGAGGAACACCATAACAAGTCCAACCACGAATACTACCTCAACGGAAACCTAATTGAATTCATATCCCTTGACCAGCCACAAAAAATAAGGGGAAGAAAACGAGATCTTCTGTATATTAACGAGGCTAACGAGCTTTTTTACGAGGATTGGCAACAACTTATATTCCGTACAGAGGGGCGCATCATCCTTGACTACAACCCCTCCGATTCCTTTCATTGGATTTACGATAGGGTAATTCCACGTGATGACTGCGACTTTTTCCAGACCACCTATAAGGATAATAAGTTCCTTGATAAAAGCATTGTAGAGGAAATTGAAAGGCTACAAGGAACGGATGAGGACTATTGGCGTATCTATGGTTTGGGTGAGCGCGGACTCTCCCGCGCCACCATCTTCCAATTCCAAATAGCGGATGCCCCAAAGGGCAACCTCGTATCGATGGGGCTTGACTTCGGATTCACCAACGACCCCACCTCTTTGGTCAAGGTGTTCAAGGATGGTGATGACCTATACATCCAGGAGCTACTCTATCACACCAACCTCACCAACCAAGACATCAGCGACAAGTTCCACCAACTTGGCCTTACTCGCTATGATGAGATCTGGGCGGATAGCGCAGAGCCAAAGAGCATTGAGGAACTGCATAGGATGGGGTGGAACATCAAGCCCACCGCAAAGGGGGCTGACTCCGTAATGGCTGGGATAGACATCCTCAAACGCCACCGTATTCACGTTGTAAAGGACTCACTCAACGCCATCAAGGAATTCCAGAACTACAAATGGCAAGAGGATAAAAACGGCAACCTCCTCAATCGTCCTATCGATGCGTTCAACCACGCTATCGATGCAACGAGGTATGCTACCTTTAACAGGCTATCCCGACCCAACTACGGGCGGTATGCCATACGCTAACCCAAAAAAGTTATTTAAGTAGGATGAACATCATAGTACCCAACCGCCTTGATGAGCTAACGCTTGGTCAGTATCAACGCTTCCAGAAGCTGGAAGGCGATGAGGACTTCTTGGGGCGCAAGATGGTTGAGATTTTCTGCGACATCAAAATGGATGTCATCAAGAAAATGAAAATGGCTTCCATCACGAAAATCAACGAAGCCCTTCTCAAGGCGTTCTCCACCCGACCAGAATTTAAGATGCGATTCAAAATGGACGGAGTGGAATATGGATTCATCCCCAACCTTGAGGAGATAACATTCGGAGAGCTACACGATATTGAAACCACCATCAGCGATTGGCAGAAGATGAATGAAACGATGGCGGTTCTATACCGCCCTATCGTGCAAAAGATGGGCAAGAGGTATCGCATCAAGGACTACGATGCGGATGCTCTACAAGCCGAGCTAATGCGTAAGATGCCATTGGACATAGTGATGGGTGCGGTTGTTTTTTTTTGCGCTTTAGGGATGGATTTATCAAAAACTTTCCTGACATATTTGGAGAAGGAGATACAGAGCAACTCACAAGCGAATCGCAATTCTCCCACCGTTGGGGCTGGTTTCCCTTATTCTATACACTTGCTCAAGGCGATGCTACCCGATTTGATGATGTATCCAGGCTTAACGCAGCCTTCGCCCTCACCTACCTCACCTTCGAAAAAGACAAAATAGAAACCGAAAACAAGATTCTAAAAAATAGCATAAGACGATGAGAAATTTCTATCTGGTATTGGAGAAGATTAAAGAGGTGCTTGAGGCACACTCCCAAGTCAACGTAGTCACCTACGGGGATATTTTTGACGTAGACCTCAACAAGCAAAGCATCTTCCCCCTCTCCCACATAATGGTCAACTCTGCCACCATTGCGGGGCAGGTGATCCGCTTCAACATATCGGTGGTTGCTTTGGATGTGGTAGATGAAACCAAAGAGGATGTAAGAGACCAACAAGAGCCGTTCTACGGCACGAACAACCTACAAGACATACTCAACACCCAACTTGCAGTTTGCAACGCGGTAGTGAAGGCTTTGGAAAAAGGGAATCTACACTTCGACAAGTATCAGTTGGAAGGCACTCCCCAATGCCTACCCTTCCAAGATCGCTTTGAAAACCTCTTGGCGGGATGGAACTGCACCTTTGATGTGGTTACTGCCAACACCGAAATTTCTACTTGCTGATGATTTGGGAGAATACAAACGCCTACCTTGAGGCTTTCGCTCAAAGGGTATTGCAACAAGCGCAGTTAGAGCTTGGGGCATATCGTACCGTTGACGGCAAGAAGCGAAGAACCGACTCATCTGGAAGATTGAGGGAATCCCTTCCCGGCTCGTATAGCCTAAAGACGATGGAGAACTCAATCGGGCTAAAGTTCTTTGAGAACAACGATGCTTGGAACACATACGGAAAATATGTAGACCAAGGGAGGAAGCCCGGCAAGGGCGTACCCCCCGATGCCTTGAAGGCGTGGATACGCCAGAAGCCTATCAAGTTAAGGGATTTAAAAACGGGCAAGTTTGTCAAGGCAACAGATGCAAAGGTTGACTCATTGGCATTTCTCATCAACCGCAAGATCAAACAAAAAGGCATTGCCCCCACCTACTTTTTCCAAACGCCATTCCGGATAGCCTTTGAGCAACTCCCAAGACAAATCCTTGAGCCATTTGAATTGGATGCCGTTGACTTTTTACGATACACTTTAGACAACTCTATTAAAGAAATCAAATGAGTACCCCCTCTATTAGCCGACCCACCTCTTTGAAGATGGCACGAAGCCCGATATTCTTCACGGGAAAGAATGATGCCCTTACAAATGATTCGCTTGACTCGATGACTCTTGACGTGAAAATTTGGAACGGAACTACCGTTCCTTCAAGCGCAAACTACTCGTTGAGCAAAAGCTACTCCATTAATGAGGTGATTAACTTCGAGATTGCTGACCTTATTCGGGGTGAGTTCCTTCACGACTTTGGCATTTACGATGCTATCTTTTTTGAGCAAAGCACAATAGGGGAAGCCCTATGGGTGAATGGTACGGGATCTTGGACATACTCCGACAATGGTACTGCCCCAACTACCG